GTGAAGTATTCAACAAGGCACTTAAGGCTATGCCACGTAAGTACAAGCAACGTCGTGGAGACCTTCGCTTCCTTGCTGGATCAAACTTGATTCAGGATTTCCTATATGCTAACAGCATTGGAACAAATCAGACAATCCCACAGGATATCGCTTCAAGCGTAATTCGTGGAGGAGTTGCACCACTAGGTGGACCTGCAGGATATGTGGCACCATTCGCATTTGGTATTCCAATTGTTGAAGTTCCACTACTTCCAGAGACACAGACTGGAACACATTCAGGAGCCGCTGGTTCACATGGAGATATCCACTTGACATTCCCAAATAACGTAGTTATTGGAATCAAGCGTGACGTAACCGTTTACCGCTTCTTCGTACCACGTAAGGACACAATCGAGTACACAATGTATACTCGTGTAGGTGTTCAGATTGAACAAGCAGATGCTTGGGTAGTCGTAAAGAACGTTAAGGTTGCTTCTTAATTAATTAAGAAATAGACCCCGAAAGGCCCCCAATTAATTTTGGGGGCTTTTCATTTTAATTTAACAATGCTATAATTAAGGAACCTAACAAAGGAGAATATATGTCATTTGAGACATTGAAAGTAGCAGAACTCAGAAAAATTGCAGAAGATTTTGCAGTTGATACTGATGGACTAAAGAACAAGGCCGATATTGTTGCCGCTCTTGCCGAAGAGGGAGTAACATGGTCTGTTTACCAAAAGACTATCCAGGATATTGAAAAAGCGGCAGACGAATTTAGTGATGAAGCAGAAGAAATTCTTCCAAGATTTAATCCTGATTCTCAGCCAGAAAATACAATGCTAGTTAGAATGACTAGAGATAATTACAGGTATGATATTCTAGGTTTTACTTTTACAAAAGAGCATCCTTTTGTCGCAATGACATCAGAAGACGCTCAAGAAATTTTTGACAAGGAGGAAGGTTTTCGTTTAGCAACTCCAAAGGAAGTTCAGGAGTATTACGGCTAAACAAACCTAAATAAATGGCCGAGGTTTTAATAAAGAGTCAATCACCAATAACACATAAAGTTTTCTGGAATGGTGATGTTGCAAATGCAGACTCTCTTCCAACGGTAGCGTTGTATGACGTCACCTTAGATGTAGCTGTAAGTCCAACAATTAGTCCTACACAGCTGCTTGCCACGCTCACAGCATCCCTGGATGAAAACAACCCTGGTACATATACCGTCAATATTCCATATCAATTTACAGACAGAAGCAAAACTTTAAGATTAAGTTGGAATTACTCTGTAAATGGAACTACAGTAAAGCATGATGATGAAGTTTTTGTTATTACTCCGTACGTAGATTTTAATCACGTATCAGATTTAAATTTTAGCACAGACTCCTCTGACCCAAACTATAAGTCCTATAGAGATCTTATTTTGGCAGAAAAATATGCTCGAAAGATTATAGAGCAGCACACAGGACAGAGATTTTATTTAGAAGACGAAACTGTTGTTGTATACGGAGATAATTCAGATACCCTGCCATTGCCTTCAAGAATTCATGAATTGCATTATTTACACGCAAACGACATATTACTATTAGACAATATCAATGAAATAAATAATTGGAATTATGATGTTGTTATCAGTGAGAGTGCATACGGTATCAGAATCAATCGTGCTTCAATGATAGACAACACAGTTTATGTGGCAAATGGAATGATACCTCCAAGCATAAATGATTACAGCTATGGAGTTTTTCAGTCTGGAGTTCCATATAGAGTTCATGGAAGATTCGGTTGGGAAAAGGTTCCAGACAATGTCGAGCTAGCTGCAATAGAATTAATGAAAGACTATTTCTCTAAAGACAAAGTATGGAGAAATAAATATATACAGAGTATTCAGACTTTTGACTGGAACTTTAAATATGCAGATCAATCATTTAGTGGAACTGGAAACAACTACGCAGACCAATTGCTTTCAGACTACGTTCTATCAAGATCGGTAGTAATCTAAATGAATAACCTCATAGACTCCGTTCTGTCTATGACGTTAGACGTTTACAGACAGTTTGATACACAAAACGAAGACACAGGGGCTATTTTAAAAGAATGGCATTACTATAAAAGCGTATCTTGCCATGCCAAGGGTGTAATAGGTAACTCATCTACATCGGGTTCAGGAGACAAACAGGTATTTGGTAATAGATACACTAATGATCAAACTATTCAAGTAAGAACTGCTGAAAGATTAACTGCCAGAGAAAAGGTAACTAATATAAGAGATATTGACGGCAATGTAATTTGGGTAGAAATAAATTTTCCAACAGACACTCCAACAGTATTTGAAGTTATGGGCACTACTCCAATTACAGACCCATTTGGAAGAGTGGTTGCATATAACTCATCAATGAAAAGATCGGAGAACCAGGTAATTGGACAATAGCTCTCTACTAGTTACAGCAGCCAGCGGATTGCAAAAAGGCATGTCTGGTACTAAAGGCAAAATTTTAAAAGACAGCACAGTGGCACAAATATCTGCTGCAGTTTATTATCAAGCTCAAGTTGTGTCCAAGTTAGCAACAAACAAGGCATTTGAAAAGAAATTTCAGTCAGTTATATTTAATCAAATAGAACAAGACTTTGGATTGTATGTAGACTCTCAGGCAAGAGTAAATCCTAAATCTTTACACCATATGTACGAATGGAACAAGACGGGCAGCAAAAGCGCAAGATTGTTTAACCTTACAATGATGCCCGCAAGCGGTCTTTCATTTAAAATAGTATCTAATTTTTTGCCATCTAAATCATCCGTTCCAAATAATTTTGGAAAAAGAAAGCATGTGTTTATAAACAAAGCTTCTGTGATAGAAGCTGGAATGCCTCTAACAATCCGTCCAAGGTACGCAGAGCGCCTAGTATTTGAAACTAACACTGGAGTGGTATACATGCCCAAAGGGGCCTCTGTGACCGTTACAAGGCCTGGCGGAGGCAAAGCAACTGGAAGATTCCAGATAGCTTATGCACAATTTTTTACAGGCAATTTAGTAAACTTATCAATAAAAAAGTCGGGATTTCAAAAGATATTTAATTCATCATTAACTAAAGCAATGAGAGTCCCGTCTGATGTTAGAAAAGTTAAATATTCATTTAATGCTAACACATTAAATATGCAGGCAGAATCAGCAATTGCTTCAGCATTCGGAGGTGCAGCATGACAGATTATAAAGCAGATGTAATGATTGATTTAAGAAAATACCTTTGGTCGGAATTAAAGGCTAATGATATTTTTGTGGATACAGATTATTACTCAGATAATATAGGGCAAGAGATTGTCCCAATTATTCCTGTCCAGCAGTCTCCAGAAATGAACCAATTTTTAAGCGGTAAAAAACATATCGTCTATGACAAGATAGGCCTATCCTATGAGGAAAACTGGGCAATATGTTGTGAGCAAATTTTATTTACCATTTATTCAACAGATGTCTCAGAGATCAATGAAATCAGAAATCTTATGACAGACCTATTTAGAAGAATGGATGAATCGGCTAGGGATACCAACGCCTACTCTGGGATATCAAAAAAGTTTAAATTCTTTAGCATATTTGTTGCCGACATCTCTCCAACAGCCCCATCTGAAGAGCTGGCAGGATTTTTGTCTGCGGACGTAATCCTTGAGGTTAAATATGCAAGACATATAGACTCATCGGGCAGATTCCTATAGTTTGCCTTTTGGCGTATTATACTCTATTATTGGATATAGAGGGAAGGGCCTAGCCAGCCAAGATTTAAGGTTTTACATTTTTAAAAAAAATATATATATTTTGAAAACAGGAGGTACGAAACAATGGCATTTAACTCAGCCAAAAATATTCTTGTAGGAGCTTCACCGCTCTACATTTCAACAAGCGATTCAACAGTATCTGGTTATAAGGAAAACCTTTTAGACAGAGCAACTGGTGGAATTTCTTTCACAGCAAGAACAAAAGCAGCAGTAGCACTAGACGCATCTTCAGATGTTCGTAACGTAGGATTTACAAACAATGGTCTTCAGATCACTTACAACCCAACTTACGATTCAGTAACAGTAGATCAGCTTCTAGATACAGCAAAGCTTTTCAAGTCTGCTATGGAGGTTATGATTGCAACCGAAATGTCCGAAGGTACACTAGAGAACACTCTGGTAGTATTCGGTCAAGGAGGAGCAACACTAACTAAGGCAGGTACAGCAGGAGCTGCAACAGATGATTACCCAACAAAGGGTGCAACTGGCGCAGATGACAAGACTCTTACACTAGGACTTGAGGCAGGATCACTTGGTATTGCCCCAACAGAACGTCAGCTATTCGCAATTGGTCAAGCACCAACGCTAGCAACTACAACAACAGGTGAAGTAGACGCAGCAACAGAGCGTGTATATTATGCACGTCGTGTTCTTTCAGTACAACAGTCACAGTTCTCACTTGCACGTAACGCAGCAACAACTTTCCCAGTAACATTCCGTCTTCTACCAGACGCTAACTATAGCGGCTCAGAATACGGTAAGATTATTGACCGAGTTCTAGCTTAATTTATTTAAGCAAGAAAGGCCCCCGAAAGGGGGCTTTTCTATTTGTATAGATAATATCTATATGTTATAATAATTAAGACTAGATCCTAGGAGGATTAAATTGGCAACAACAGTATATAGCGTAGAAGAACTAACGCTTCAGAATGGCTCAACAGTTAAGCTGAAGCCTTTAAGTATCAAAGAGCTAAGAAAGTTTATGCTCGTATTACAAGCAGCAAGCGATTCAACAACAGAGGATCAAACACTCAATGTATTAATTGACGCAGTTGCAGTAGCACTTGAAAAACAACTACCAGAGTTGGTAGCAGATAGAGATGCACTAGAAGATGCACTTGACGTCCCCACAATTAATCGCATACTTGAGGTATGTGGTGGGATTAAGATGGACGACCCAAACCTTCTAGCGGCAGCGGTTCTGGCTGGTCAGAACTAGATTTAGCCGCTTTAGAGGGTGAAGTTTTTCTTCTAGGTCACTGGAAGAATTACGAAGAACTAGAAGACAGTCTTTCAATGCCAGAACTTATTCAAACATTGAAATCTTTTAAGAAGCAGAAGTCGGAAGATAGAAAGTTTACTGCAAGTCTTAAGGGAATAGATTTAGATGTAGAAGAGGAAGATTCAGTACCACAGGGAAAAACTTTTGACGATGTTAAAAGGAAAGCGCTTGGTATAGATGCTTCAGGTGATGATATAGTTTCCTTACAAGGAAGCCTGGCATCACAAGCAGGGTTCGGAATCGGAGCAGGTCTAGGCTACACAAAGGAGTAAGATAAAGATAAATGGCTGATGAAAATATTGTAACTAATATAGTTGCTAATGCAGATTTTTCAGGTCTTATTGCAGATGTCAATAAGGTCACAGCATCTTTATCAAAACTTCAAGCACAAATAATTCAATCAGACACAAGACTCGCAAGTCAAGTGGCTACAATGAACAGGTCTTTTGGTGAAAACCTAAGAAGAACTGGACAGTTTTCATCACACTTTGTTACCTTAACATCTGATGTTGAAAAGTTTGGCACCAACCTAGACAGGGGCCAGATGAAGCTGAAGCAATATTTTCAGACGTTTCAGCAACATACAAGGACACAAGGCGGGTTAATTAGAGATCTTGCTAAGCAGCAAGTAGCATTACAAAATGCAATCATTCAGCCGATGGGTAAAAATGCTCAAGGGCTTATGCAGTACAGCGTACATATCCCACAAGGACTTGATGCTGTAAAAAATAAAACTGCCTTAGCAAGACAAGAACTACAGATCATGAACAAGGTTGTTCAGGATGGAGGAGTTCAACTTATTAACTGGGGTAAAAATACTCAGTGGGCAGGTCGTCAGTTAACTGTAGGGTTAACGGTACCGCTTGCAGCATTCGGTAAAGCGGCAGCAGATGCATTTAGAATGGCAGATGCAGAACTAGTTAGACTTACAAAGGTATACGGTGGAGTAGCAGCAACTTCTGCAGCAGATCTTGAAAAAGTAAGAAGAGAAGTCACTCAAACAGCTAAAGAGATTTCAAAGGCATACGGAGTTTCATTTAAAGATACTATTACTCTTGCGGCAGACATTGCGGCTACTGGCAAGCAAGGCGATGAGCTTTTGCAATCAGTTAAAGAAACAAGCAGACTCGCAGTGCTTGGAGAAGTAGACAGACAAGAAGCAATGAAGGCCACCCTGGCAATTCAAACTACATTTAAACAAAACACAGAGCAACTTTCTGAATCCATTAACTTTCTTAACTCAGTTGAAAACCAAACTTCAACAAGTCTTGCAGATTTAATTGAAGCAATTCCAAAGGCGGGTCCTGTTATTCAGGGTATGGGCGGAAGCGTAAAAGATTTAGCGCTTTATATGACCGCAATGAAAGAAGGCGGAATTAATGCTTCAGAAGGAGCAAACGCTCTTAAGTCAGCACTTGCATCACTTATTAATCCTACTAAGGTAGCAAAAGAAAAATTTTCTGAAATGGGAATTGATCTAGGCGGAATAGTAACAAAAAACGCTGGGAATCTGACGGGAACAATTTTAGAACTGCAATCAGCATTAGATAACCTAGACCCATTGCAAAAACAACAGGCGATTGAACAACTGTTTGGAAAGTTCCAATTTGCTAGATTAAATGCTTTATTTTCAAACCTTGGAAAGCAAGGAAGCCAAACTCTTCAAGTAATGGACTTAATGAAAGCAAGTTCCCAAGAATTATCACAGGTAGCAGGACGAGAATTATCAATGGTAACAGAGTCCGCTTCTGGAAAGTATAAGAGAGCAGTAGAAGGATTAAAAGCAGATCTTGCAGGTATTGGCGACGAGTTCTTAAAAATTCAAACATTCTTTATTAATATTGTAGACGGTGTTATTAAGTTTATAAATAAATTACCAGACCCAATTAAATCTTTGTTAACATTTGCTACAGGATTTACAGCAGTCATCGGCCCAGTAATTATGTTAACTGGTGTTCTTGCCAACTTCTTTGGATATATAATTAAAGGAGCATCACACTTTAGAGCTTTATTTAAAGGTGGAGAAGGCTGGAAGATGCTTACGCCAGAAATTTTGGCAGCACAAAAAGCAGGATCACTTGTTGAAGCAACATTCTATAGTGATGCTAAAGCAGCTACAGTATTAAAAACTGCAATTGCAGGCCTTGTAACAGAATTTGAATTACTTCAGTCCAAGGCTATGACTGGCGCAGTGTCTGCGTCACCAGCAATTTCAACAATGGCTGGAAATGTTGTTAAGCAAAGCGGAGCAAGAGTTGTTGATCCAAACCACCCATTAATTAGCCCAGAAGACACAAGGTCAATGTCTCATCTTAATCCAGTTGCTGGAATGACACTAGATCAAAAATCAACACAAACAATTTTCAGTACAGTCCCAGGAGCACCAAAAGTAAACCAAAAGATTGGAAACAATCCTCAGATGTATATGTCTGGAGACCTTCCAAAGATTCCAGGACTGACATCTATTGGCGGAGCATCAACAGGTATTGTTGCAGCCGAAGCAGCAAAATGGCATGCAATGACAGGCGCACTTGCAATGCAGTCACAGGCAGAAATTGCTTTACTTAAAAAAGAAGTGGCATCAACTGGCCTTATAACAGCATCACTATCTGATTCATACCAAGCATTGCTTCCAACAATGACAAAGCTTACCGCTAATGCCGCAGCTGAATCAGCAGCAATTGTTGCACAGTTGCAAGCTGGTAAATTAACAGTAGATCAAGCAAGAGCTAAAATTGTTCAATTAAACGCACAGGTAGAGGCTATGATTGCACAAGCTTCTGTAGACATTGCGGGACAACAGGGAAGAACAATTGGCCTAACAACAGTGCCATTGTTAAATCAGCCAGTTGTTAATGCAGCTGGAAAATCTAATATGAAAGAACTTCTTCGCCCAGGAAGAACCAGAAGCCTTCTTAATAAAATTGCAAGCGGACTTGGCGTAAAAACATTTGGTGCTGGATACAGCACAGAAACAACAATTCCAAAAAGATTTAACACTGGAAGTCTTGTACCAGGAACTGGCAATACCGATACAGTTCCCGCAATGCTTACTCCAGGAGAATTTGTTATTAACAAAGAAGCAACAGCAGCAAATCTGCCATTGCTTCAAGCAATAAATGGTGGAAAGGGATCTAATGGCCCTAATTTTAATAAAGGTGGAAAAGCTTTAAGACTTCAAAGAACTCATATAACAGATGACTTAAGTGGTCTAGCTTTATTGTTACCAGCATGGCTAAATCTAGGAGTTAACTCTAATGGAAGTGGTTTAACTGGAAGTAAAATTGCTGATGGAATTAGAGAAACTTTACAGTCTGGATATGATCCAAATGACTTAATGAACGAAGCAACTGTTACTTTAGGTGGGGATAGAAGACAGTCATCAAGAAGAACTAATGCAGCTTTAGAAAAACTAATTGCTTCTTTAGAAAGTCCAGAAAATGCAAATAGAATGATTGGCGGTAAGTCAGATCCATTTGGATTTGAAAGACTTGCAAAAGAAATATATAGACCAGCACTTCGTGGAATTAAAATTGACTCTGCAAAATCTGGTGGAAGAAGAAATTTATTTTCTGCAATATCTCAAATATTTACTGAAAGATCTAAGGAAGTTTTAACTAGAGATGAAGCAATATCTCGTGGACTAATTACTGGATCTCCAACAGGATCAAGGCAAAAGGGCCAGATGGTTCAAAGAAGAAATGGAAGACTATCATGGGTCAGCGAAAATAGAACAATAGGCTCTAGGGTTCCTTCGTGGGCAAGAGGAACAAATTTACCAACACTGCTAACAACATCAAGTGGTATTAGCCATGCTCTTAAATTGCTTAGAAGAAATTCTGGTGGGATTATACCAGGATACAATGCTGGCGGAGTTGTCGGAAATGTATTAAAGGGCACAGCTTTTAAAAATGTAGGAGCTAAGTTTGGAAAGATAGGAGAGAAGTGGGGAGCCACTTCTCTATCCATTGGTATGGGAAGAAAACTATTTGGAAGTTCTGGCTTAACACCTAAAGCGCAAAACTTAATGTATGGAAAGCTAGTCGAGAATCTTGAAAAAGAAAGACCATACGGTTACGTAAAAGATGCTCAGGGAAGTCTTCAAAAGGCTTTAGAGCCAGACATTGTAGATTCATTATTAAAGATGTCAGCAGGAGATGTGCTTAGCACAGGAGGAAAGAGTTTAAGCAAGATTGATAGAGAAATCTTGCGAACTAAATATGCAAACTGGGATAACAAATCATGGACACCTTCAACTACTAAAGTAAGAAAACAAATGTTTGGAATGAACAAAGGCGGAATGGTACCAGGAGTTCAATACTTTAACAGAGGCGGGCAAGTAAAGGGTGTTCAGTATTTAAACAAGGGCAGCAAAAATCCTATAACATTTGGATCAGCTTACAGGCAAGAAAGAGCAAAGGGAAATATAGGAGCAGGAATGATGGGCTCAGGCCCAATGGCTGGCATGGGTATTGGTATGGGAATGCAAATGGCTGGCGGAGCAATAGGAGGACAAGCGGGACAAATTATGCAATTTGCATCAGTGCTTCCAATGCTTGCTCCAAATATGTTGGGCTCACTAGGTAAGCTAGCTGGAGGATTTAAAGGTGTTGGCGGAGCAGCAGGAATTGCAGGTAAAGCAATTGGCTTAGCAATGAGATTTGCACTAGGCCCTATTGGTTTGCTTCTTACAGCACTTACTGCAGGATATGCAATATTTAAAAAGTTTAAGCAAGAGCAAGAGCAAAATAAAATTGAGAAAACTAACTCGGTTGGAATTACAGAGAAATCTGCAGCAGAAGCAGGCATTAAATATAACAATCTTTCTAATTCAATTAAAGCTGTTAATGATCAACTTGAGCTAACTAGAGCAAAAGGAAGAAATGCGTATGAAGCTTTAAACTCATCTGGAGTACAGGGACTAACCTTAAGCATTAAAGAATTAAGAGAAGGTATCAAGAATGCAAAAGAAAACCAGAAAGAATTAGTTGGAACTTTTACCGACATAGATGTATCTGGAGATTCTAACAAGCAAGCAAAAGTTACTGAAATTGCTACTAATTTAAAAGCACAATTTATTGCCGCTGGTGTTTCTGCTCAAGATGCAACAAATAAAATATATGCAATTATATCTGCTTCTGATAAAGCCGATATGGCATTCAACGCAATATCTAGTAAGGGATTTAGAGAAATTACAGATTCAGCATCAGCAGCAGATGCTATGATTAAAACTTTAAATAAAAATATGCAAAACGCAGCAGGAGCATATGATCCAGATGTGCTGTTTGGAAAAGATTTAGGTGTGGTTATTTCAAATACTACAGATGCCCTTGATGATAATCTACAAACATTAATGAAAACTAAAAAAGAAAACGGCGAATTAATGACACAGCAAGAAGCTATGTCAAAAATTCTAGATGATATTAATGCAAAAGAAGGATCTAAGCTAACACTAACTCAAGGGCAAATTACATCTCTTAAAGAAACTCATCCCGCTCTTGCTGAGATACTAAATGAGTCAGACAATGTTGCAGGCATGTATTCAAAATGGAGACTGCTTCTTTCTGGAGTTAGAACTGATTTAAAGAATATAACATCAGAGCAGGCCCAAGCCCTGGTAGCATTTGAGTCAGCACTAGACTCTTCTATAGCCGCCTCCGAAGCCAAATCTTCAGGAAGCGGTATTGGAGCTAGATCACAAAAGTCTATTGCTGCTTTGCAAAAATTAATTGCATCAGGTGGCGCTAAAGCTGCAGCAAATGCACAAAAAACTCAAGATCAAATTAAAGAAGAAATTAAACTTATTGATAAAAAAATTGATAAGATTAATGAAGAAGCAGATGCTAGAAAGAAAGCATTAGAAGCTTCACAAAATAAAGAAAACTTAGCCCTTGAAATTCAAAAAGCTCAGCTAGAATACGCAGACAAAATGGCTGCAGGAGATATGGCTGGAGCAGCACAAGCACAGCTAAAGATTAAGCAGCTTGTTGGAGAAAGAGAAACTCAAAAGTCTATTGATGCAATTGAAGAAAATAGAGCTAAGCGTGAAAAAGAATTAATTGCTCAAAGAGAAAAGCTTCAGGCTCAGTCAGATAAGACTGCAAAAAATTTAACTAACGCTCAAAATAATGCTACCGCAGCAGGCGAAAGAATGAATAAGGTTGATCAATATCAGAACGAATATCAAAGATTAGTAAAAGAGCAGGCTAGACTTGATGTAATTTTAGAAAAAGATCCATCAAACAAAAAAGCATTAAAGGATCAACAGGAACTAGTAAGAGGACCTCTAGGGGATCTTGCAAAACAAATTGCTGCAGACTCAAAGGGGTCAGATAAAATTTTAGCAGCAGAGCTAAAGAAAATATTTACGGGAACATTAATTAATGAAAAGGGAGAGTCTATGGCAGGCAGAGTTATGTCTTCAACTCACCCAAAGGGTGTATCTACCTATAAGGCTGGCTCAGCAGATGCAGCATTAAAGCAAGATGCTGCTGCGGCACTTGCGGGAGCCAAGGCAATCACAGGTGGAAAAACTATTGCAGATCTTTACAACGCATATATGGGTATTGGCATACAGGGATCTAAAACTAAAGACACAGCATATGAAATTACAGCGACAGGAACTAAATCGGGAGTGGCTTACGGAGGAAATACTAATAAGGGCGGTCTTGAGCAATGGGCTAAAGAATCAATTGTTAGAGAGTATGGTTTACAGGCAGGACAATTCTTTAAATACAATGGGCAGACATATAAAGTTGGATATAAAAACTCCATAATTAGACAAGCAGAGGGAGGGTACATATCTGGCCCAGGAACTGGAACATCAGATTCTATTCCAGCAATGCTTTCAAATGGTGAGTTTGTTATTAATGCCAAGTCTGCAGCCTCATTCGGATATGGAAATCTAGAAACAATTAATAAGATGGCGGCTGGAGGCCTTGCTGCAAGATTTGATATTCCATCATACAACACATCAAGTAGAATGAAGTACGGATCAGAAGAATCAAGAACTTCTAATGTTACAATTAATGCTACACTTACTTTTGGAGATTCTCCTAAGAATGGCAGAGAGCTCTGGAAAGAATTTAAGCAGATGGCTAAAGCAGAAGGTGCAAAAATTGGAGAGAATATCGTTATAGGGGGAAGCAATTAATGGCAACCACAGTATATTTACCAGTAGGCTCACTTCTATACATTGACACATCTACTACAGATACTCCTACTTGGGCAAAGCTTTCAGAGCACAACAGGCAGCCAATGTCTATTGGCCAAAACCGTATTCAAAAGGTAACAAGAATGAGCAATGGAACACTTAGAAAGTTTTTTATTGCAGATAAAAGAGAATTTAGCACATCCTGGAACATGCTGCCATCGTTTTCAAATATGACTGTAGATGCAGGATACGGAGCAATAGATTTAAAATCATATTTTGAGGGAGCTAAAGGTCAGGGTGTATTTAAGCTCAAGATAGTATATGGCAAGAATCAGACAACACCATTTGCAGATAGAGAAGAAATATTCACGGTGTCTTTTACATCTTGCAGTTTTGAGGTAATAAAAAGAAACGTTAAAGATTCTTCAAGCGATCCAGCTCAAGAATTTTGGAATGTATCTATTGCAATGGAGCAGGTATAATGATTACCACAGTTCCATCAAATAACAACACTGTTGTACAAAATCTATTTAAGCAAAAGTCTTCTGTTAAAATAAACACGGGATGCACAATAGAATACAACATGAACTCTATGCTTGACAATATTACCGTTACATATCCATCTACAATGGATCAATATTATGCCAAGTCAGCAGATGGTAAAATTAATACATACAAAAAGCTTTTTCCAATTGATTCAATTATTAAGCCATTCAGACCTCTTTTCTCTGGAGTAAAGTATCTTATATGGACAAAGCTTCAAACAGATACTCCAGCAAATAGTTTTTATGCCCCAAGAACATTAATTTATCCACGGTCAACATCCCCACAAACAGATGGATATGAGTCTGCCGTCACAACACTATATCCAAGACTTTACTACCCTGGTCTAACAACTTCATATAAATATTGGGTAACACCAATTAATCAAAGCGCAGATCTAACTGTTAACTATTCTATTCTTTCTGCAACGATTAAAGAAGCTTCTTCTTCTGGTTCTATTGTTACATACAAAACATTAAACAATCACGGATTTTCTTCAGGGCAAACAGTAACAATTACTGGTCTTTCAACAGCTTCTTTTAATTTATCTGCAAGCGTAATTGCCTCTACTCCAAGCCCAACATCTTTTACTATTGCTTCATCTGCCACAGGAGCTTGGGCAAGAGAGCAATCAGCGACAGCAACATTGTCTGCAGCAACAAAGCCTGCCGTATCAAACAAGATTGTTGCAAGATTTGAAAAAACTCACGCCTTCCCAAGTAATTATACAATGACCATTACATATTCAGATGCTACAACAGCAACAGTAGGTCCATCCCCAGTAGACCTCTCTGGACAAATTGTTTTGTATTATAACGGAACCACTTGGACTTCAACAGAGCCAGCTGCTTATGCTACACCTAAATTAATTAAATCAATTAGACTTCAAGCAACAAATCCAGGCGGCGGTAAAGTGCTAGGAGTTATTGAGCTATCGGCAAGATGGATTAAGGATATATCTTCAGACATAGTTGCTCTTGATATTGAAAAAGAATCTTCTTCAAGCTCAGAAGACATCCTGCCTGTAGGTAAGATTACTGCAAACAGCCTAAGCATGGATCTTGTTAAGTATAATCAATCTGCAATTGAATACGTTTCATACAATAGAGAATCAAATTTTGATATAACAAAAACATATCTAGTTAAGAATGCAGAAATGAAGCCCTACTTTTCTGTGTACCACTCCGCTGGGACATATGGGTCGGCAGGAGATTTGTATGACAAAGTGCCACAAGGATCATTCTACATAGATTCCTGGCAAATATCAGATACTGGAGAGGTATCTTTAAATGCGTTAGATGCTGCTAAATATTTAATGGACACGGTAGCCCCAGATATTCTATGTGAATCATATCCAGTAACCAGTATCATAAGAAGACTACTAGACTCTATAGGCTTTACAAGCTATGAAATTAGAACTGCATCAGATGACAAATCTATCCCAGTTATTAATTATTGGTGGACAACAGGGTCTAAAACAGTTTGGCAGTGCCTACAAGAACTATGTCGTGATATACAGATGAATGCTTTCTTTGATGAAAATAATATTTTGCAGTTTGCAAGTCGTGATTATATTTATAAAAAGACAGGCATAGACTGGGCATTTACTTATGATACAGATGGAACAACTCTTGCAAATATAGTTGATTTTAATAAACAAGAAATACCTTCTGCAAATCAGGTTAAAATTTTGTGGCAAAGCCAACTCACATCAAACTACGCTGGAAACTCAGGAGACTTGTGGACGGACGAGGTTTCATACCTAAGTGCTGGCGGACTAAGATCAAACATAGCTGCAGATACTTCTCCAGAAAATACAATACTTGCAGTCGATGTGGAAACACTAGATGATTATAGTAATGCAACATTGTATAATTTTGCGGGATATGTTATGATTGATTCAGAAATAATTGAATACGATGCAATGCAATATCAGTATACACCTATAGGATCAACAACATCTCAAAACGTATGGGTTGAGTCATCATCAGATGTAAATAAATTTAGATATCTATCTAGGCCAGGATATGACCTTGTGTCAAATCAAACATTTTTTAGACCTACAGGCTTATACCGTGTAAAGACAAGGGGAGCTTTTGGAACAACACCAGCATATCACGCAGCCTCTGTACTAACAGGGTTAGCGGACTGGTCTCAAAGAAAGGCTACGTGGGAATAATGGCAGCATATAGAGAATTTGAACCTTACGTATCCCAGTCTACAACTAATATTGGGGGCATACCAGAAATAACATTTGTTTCAACGTCATCAATTTCTGTAAAAATTTCTAAGGTCAACATGACAACTGAGCCAGTAAACTATTCTGCAACGTATTACAAACTAGACGCCTCTGGTAATATTGTCGCTGGAACATCTCAAACTGTAACAAAAACTCAAAATCCTTTTACTATAGACAATCTTTCTACTAATCAGCCATACGCTATTTCTGTAAAGGCCTGGGACGGAACACGGTTTGGAAATATTGCATATAGAACATTTACTACCCCAATTGAGTATAATGTGGCAGGTTATAAGGGTACAGTTGTAGATCCTAATAAAGCGGCAGCAGCAAAATCATTCTTAAGAATGGCTAATAACTCAAAAAGTGCTAAAGAATACTCTGTAGCCTATAGAACATTTAGCGCAATATCATTGCCAGCTACCACGACATCATATGCTGGTTTGCCTTCATATATTCAAGAAGCAATAACATTAAATTCAACAAAGCATTACGCATTTGGAACAAAAATGTTTTTAGAGTCCACTATTGATAGAACAAGGCAGTCAGCAGGACTTGGATTCTTTGTAGACGGACAAGGAAATGATGGATACTATATTTTAATTGATAGCACAGAAACTGCAGGCGCAGTAAATAAAAAAGAAGTAAGAATTTGTAAGGTAAAGGGTGGAGACATCCGTGTATTAAATGATAGTCAAAAAAATACGGTAACCAGCCTTAATGGGGTATACGGAGGAAGGTCTTATGATATTGATGTTAAGGTTAAGGTTAATCTATCAACAATAAAGATCAGCGTATACATTAATGGATTTTTAATTTCTGCAACAGATAGCACTGGCGTTTATGAGGATGAAAATGGAAAAAGCTCAGTAAGCCAGATATTAAATCCAACAAAAACAATTGCCCTTGTGTGTAAGTACGGAGAGGCTATCTTTGATTATGTGTATGGTACAGATATAGACGAAAAGAAATATAATGATTCTGAATTTGCAAAAAATATGTATCAAGGATCTTTTTCTAATGACTATTTAGATATTGGATTTGGCGACATTATTTACAATAATTCTATAGAAGAAGACAATGCAAATAAGCCAGTGGGAATAGATGAATTTGGAACTTCGGTTAGAGAAATAAGAAAGGTGTCTTTAAGATACAATAGTGCTCCAGCATACCCAATTAAATTTTCAACAGGGCTAAATACATCTGTAAAGATATTAGGATCTAGGGTTAGTAATTTTGGCGGGGAAACATATGTATTAAATAACAGCTCCGCCCTTACTCCACTAAATGACGAAAAGGCAGCAACATTTTATTTATATGGAGACACAATTGCTCCATCGGGAACCTTAGAGTATAACTCAGATATTCTATCAGAGTATATTAATCAAGAACCTATTATATTTGAATCATCCTGGCTACAAAATCTTTCAGATGTAGAAGCACTAGGAACCTGGATTAAAAATAATATTGTAAATAAGGGCAAGCTAATTAATTTATCAGTATTTGGAAATCCATTTATTGCCGTCGGAGACATTGTATCTGTTAAATATTTATATCAAGGATTAGATGGCACACAAAAATTTATAGTTACAAATGTTAGACACACGTTTAGCGACGGTCTAGATACGGAGATCACATGTCGATCATTATAGTCGACTAGATGATATAATAATAAAATGACAAAAGACACTAATAGAGTTGATGGCAAATCGGTTGTTGTTGGACCTCCAATTGTTTTGCCAAAAAATTCTCCTGACCGTGTTTTTTTAAGAAGAACAGTCGGCATAGATATTGAAGAAGGATCTAAGTCAAACGGAGTTAGCCCATTTCTTATGGGTTCAGGTGGAGGAGATAGCGGAGGAAGCACACCAGTTGATCCAAATCCGCCAGTAGAGATAAGCGACATACCTCAATTAAGCGATATTGAAAATATTACTTACGAGCAATATTACAATAGTTCTAATGCAGTAAGAATTAAAGCTATTATTAAAATTAGAAATTCAAGTAAAAATAAAGCAAATGTTGTTGGTGTAGACGCTAGAAACCAACAATCTGGAGATTCTCGTTCTGACTACTTGCCTGTAGTTCCAGTAGGGTTTACAAAACCTTCTCCTTCAGTCCCATCGGTTGCTTTCGATAGAACTGGAACAGCCGTAGCCTGGGGATGGAACAACGTATCTGGATTAGGGTCTTATCAGTCAGTTACTTATCAGTGGGAAATCAGATCGTCTTCAAGCATTACAAGTACAAAGATAAGCTCTGGATCAAAAACATATGTCTCTGGTGGATTATTATCAATAGGAGACAGCGGAAAGACTAGAAACTATAGGGTTAGCTCATCACAAGGAGATACTCCTGCAACAGCCTCTCAAAGATGGCTAAGAGTTAGGGCGGTTGTTTTGGCAACGGATGGCAAAACATATTATTCAGGATATTCTACACCAATCTAAGGGGAATCATGATAAAGGGAACATACATATACTACGAAGATGGCCAAGAGATATATAGGTCTGAAAACGTTATTACTAAATATGGCAAAAGGTTTTTAACAAACTTTATAGCTGGAAGAGATTCTTTTGCATCAAAGTCCATGGCTTTTGGAATTGATAGTACTGCAGCCCTAGATACAAACACAAGATTGGGTTTTGAGTTTTATAGAACCCCTGTTCTTTTTGGAAGCACAGATATACAAACATTAAATGATACAACAACATATTCTGTAGTATATAAAGCAACAATACCACAAGATGTTGCTGGGTATATTAATGAGGTTGGCTTATACCCTGAGTTTAAAGAGTCTTTAAGTTCTTATGACAGTAAGTTTATAGCAGATTTTGATAACCAGTTAGATTGGACCAATGCTCCATCCATAACAACAACCGATGCAAGAGTTGGTCAATATCTTTTGTCTATGTCTTCAAATGCAACTTCTGCACAAGAATATAAAACAAATATACAGCCTATAGATCTTTCAGGTTACAGTGTTAATGATACATTAAAGTTAGCTTATGTAAAAAATGACGCTAACCTACAAAACATTATAATTAAGTTTTACAGCTCAGCGCTAGACTATTACTCTGTAACTATTACACCCGAAGCAGGAACTGGATACAAGATATCTTCTGACATAACTATAGATAATTTGTTTTTAAATGCTAGCACAGTAGATGTTGACCCTTCTAATATTAATCAAATTGGAATTGTTATAACGCCAGTTTCTGCACAATCAACATCTGTAAGCCTAGATGCTTTAAGGGTTAACGATGAAGACACATTTAATCCAGACTTCGGTTTAATTAGTCGTTCAGTTTTATCTACCCCGTTAGTTAAGTTGGCGGGAAGGCAAGTAGACGTAGAATACAGACTGGATTTAGGATTCTAATATGGCCTTTGAAGATCTCGGTGATTATAGCGTAGGCGCTGCTGGCAGCGATACGTTTGATGTTGTCATCCCAGATCTAGATCCTTCTAGCGCATATCCAATTCAATTTAGATGGCAGTTTGCAGACAAGACTGCGGGACTATGGTCTGTGTCTAAAATATTAAACACTCCAGAGATTGCCCGACCAGAATCAACAAACGTTGTTGCTGTATGGAATGGAACTAACCTAGAAATTACTTGGGAGGCTCCAAATCTTGCAAATGGATTTACAATATACCTAACCTCTGGGGCAACAACGGTACCATTTGGCTATACTCTAGATAAAACAAAGACTACACAAAAAGCTATTCTTTCGTCCCAGGATCTTATTAATAATTTTTCAAGCGTTCTTCCAACAACTCTAACAGGTTTATTAAAAACTACATATATAGATACATCAACTACTGGAACAGCATTTGCTATACCACCTTATTCAGATGCAATTTCAGGTCAGAATATTTTAGATACAGACTGGTCAGTGCTTTCCGTTTCAAATGGATTTACAGTTTCTTGGAGTGGCGCATTAGTTTCTTCTCCTTCATACAAGTATACAGAAGTGCATACCTCATCTTCTCAATCTGGTACGTACGACCTAGTATATTCTGGAATAGGTCCAGCGATTGTAACAGTTGCATCTTTGTCTACAAACTATATTAAAATTAAGCATGTATCTGTTACTGGATTAAAGTCTAATTTTTCAAGCGTTAAAGAGGCAGTGCCGTTTGATCCAATAGTTTTTGATAGTACTCCGCCAGTTAACACATTTACTTTAGGCACCGCAACGGTAACAGATGACTCAAATGGATTATTTTCTTTTGACAAAAAGGTGTTATTCACATGGACGGAAAATACAGACTCCTCAACGTCTGGCTACAGGATAAGGTTTAGAATTGCTGGATCTGCATCTTCTTATACATACATGTCAGTACCAGGAAAAGAAAAAACTTCTACCTACATATACGGTCTAAAGGGCGGGAACTCTTATGAAGTTGCAGTAAGCACATTTGATATTTATGGAAATACTAATGAGACGCAGTGGCAAACTTATCCAAACATAGTGGCTCCAGTAAGCAATTCTCTTTTGCCAGATGTTGCAATTACAGCTGGAGATATGAAATTAGGATATGGAATTGGTGGAGATAATGCTAGAAAAGGTCTTTACATTGCTCCAGACAACTACTGGTATGTTCAGGGTAATACAAACGTATCTAGCGCTGCAGTACTGTCAGTTGGTGGTGCAACAGATAAGTTGTTGTGGAATGGAACAAGCTTATCCGTAACTGGAACTATTAATGCAAACGCTGGTAACTTTACTGGTGCTATTCAAGTTGGAACCCCAACCGTATATGGTCAATTTAAACTTCAAACGCCAACTGGAACTAAAATTGAAATGGGTGCTCTGACAAATTCTTTAGGAGCATATACTGGCGGCGTTGGTATTCAAGGAACAGATTCAACAGGAACTCTTTTCCAATTGGACACATCTTCTGGAATTATTGTTAATAAAGGAACAATAGGTGGATGGACAATTACATCTACTGCTATTAGCAAATCAAATACATCTTTAGGTTCCGACGGATCTATTACAGCTGGATCCGCTGGACAATTTTCAGTAAACTCAGCTGGAACTCTTTCAGCAACAGGAGCTACTATAAGCGGAACCATAAGGGCAGTTTCTGGATTTATTGGAAGCACAAATGGAACATCTGCCACTGGATTTAATTTTAATGCCACACAGATTTCATCAGTTGGTGCACCAGCTGGAACAACTCAAATTATATTAGACGGATCTACAGGAACTATATCTGGCGGATTAATTTCAGGTTCTAAAATTACGGGTACTGAAATTACTGGAGGAACAATCCAGACAAGTAGCAGCACTTATATAAGAATTGATTCTGTTACTCCAGGGGAAATAAAGTTACATGCTAATGGATTTGGGTATGATGGAGTAATAAATTTTGAAGGTGACTCAGCATTTGGAGTTCCTTACGGATCATTGCTTATTAATCCTCCAAGTAATTATTACCTATCTCCATATATAGTTTTGGACAACTCCGATATTTCATTTAATGCATACAATAGAATTACATTTGCTGTTGATCAAAGGCTGTCTAGCAGTTTTACAGAAAATAGTGCCTATGGCAGCGTACTTGCTTATATAGAGCAATACGGAGCACTTGGAGCAGAACAAGGAAGATTTAATTTTGAAGCAAATATTCCTGTAGCAGACAAGTCACTTCGTCCTATTTTTGCTGGAACAAGCAGTTTACCAGAAGCCCTATTCCCATACGAGGAAATAGGATCTATTTATTTGGAGTATTAATAATGGCGGGAATGTGGATTAGAAGATCTTCCTGGACCACTATAAAAAACATGTGGATTAAAACATCTGTCGGCTGGAGCCCAGTTAGAGGCGGGTGGATAAGAGCAAATACAACAAGCA